CCGGCGGATGCTCGTTTGTGACAGGGACAAGAGCAAAGCTTGCGAGGGCATCCGGGTGCATGACCTCCTCGGGGGGCCGCAACTCGCGCACCGTGTTTCCCTTGGCGTCTCGGTAGACAAAGATGCCGGAGCGGGTCAAGTATCCCTCGGCGCGCACAAACCCGTTGGGCAAGCGCACTGGCTTGCTGAGAGGGCTTGCTTTGTCGTACCGCAGCACGCCCACTAGGCCACCTTATCCGCTGCCTCGGCGTTGATGTGGTCGTTTGCTGCGCCTGCTTGTAGAGCGCGCAGCCAGCCCTGATCACCGACGCCGCACTTGACGAACTTCCCACTCGACACTTTGAGCAGGTCGCCAGCGACGACAGCCCCACCAAGCAGCACAAGCAGTGACGGCGAGTTGCGTGGTACAGCCTGCCCGTAGCCAGTCCCGCCCGGGTCTACCGCTTGCGTCGCGATCAGCTCAGGGCGCGCGCCGTCAACGCACAGCTTGACGAGGAGGTCTTGGCTCCCGATCGCGACGTTCGTGATTTGCAGCGGCTGGCCTGCATTGATTGCCGCAGCGACTGCCGGGTCAGCCTTGACGATGTTGTTGGAATTGATTCGGCGCGCGATCAATTTGGCCTCCTGAGTCCTGTGATTGTGATGGCCCCGTTGACGCTCCAAACCGGGTCGCCAGCGTCGAGCACAAAAGCCAGCGCGTCACCTTGGTCAAGGCTAAGCGGGGTCGTGTAGTACGTTTCCGCCGCACCAAGCAGCACTGGGATAGAGATAAGGGTGTCGGCAAAAAAACCGCCGGCTGGTCGTTTCCAAATCCACACAGTGCTTGCGGCGCTTGGCCCGGTTAGCGACGAGATCGTGATCTGTTCAATGACCTCGTCGGTCTGCGCGACGTAACCGCCTACGTAGTCTGGCGTCCCGAGTGCGGTAAAGCTGGCAACCGTATTGGTGCCGATGAAATTCCCTGGCACCCACGATGCAGCGCCGAAGCCGCCGCCGGTTACGTCGGGCCCGAGGACTGCCAGCACAACCGGGGCAGTGGCAACTACCAACTGGTTAAGAGCTTCCTCAACCGTGGTTGGCATCGGCGACCATGGACCGACTAGGCCAGGCGTTGGCACTTGGTCAGCCAGGACCACTTCTTGTTGGCGATTGCGCTCTTGTGGGTACCGATCCATATTAAGGCACCTCGCCGGTTGTGATTCCCGCGTAGAAATCTTCTGTCGTGCCAGTCAGTCGTTTGGCGCACAGCCATAACTCATCAGGTACACCAGCAATCGAGGCGCCAAGGGCATCGTGGTACAGCGCCGAGGCAAATAGTTGATATGGGTCCGATGACCTCCAACGCCCAAAGGCATCGCGCGACCCAACCGGGGTCAAGCGACCTTCGACTGCGCTACCGAGGCGCACAGGGTTGGAGCGTTCTACGTTCACGCCCTCACCAACCTCACGTTGCAGTTACTCAGGACGGGCCCACCAGCCGGGTTGTAGAGGCAGACCTTTTCGCCCTGCGCTACTTCGCCAAGGATCAGCCGGTCCCAAAAGCGATAGATGCCAGCGCCTGTTAGCTCGCCCACGATCGGCTTGTCAGGCGCAAACGGAACGTACCGAAAGACACCCGAGTCAAGCACTCGACGGCGCAGCAAGAACACCTGATTGGTCCCAGTGCCGTCCGTCTCGCCCTCAATTTCAAGCACGTTGCCGCTACCGTCGAGAGTGACGACAGCGCCGGAAACCATGACCGGCTCCGCGTTGTTTGCCGGGATCGCCGCAGTGCTACCAATCGGGACGAAGGCTGACATGAGTGACACTTTGGCAAGCGTTCCGCCAACATGTCAAGCGGCTATGACAAAAATGTCGTGGTGCTATGACAAAAATGTCGCGCACAGGAAACCTGGGTGATTCGGGCAGGTTTCCTGTCAGCCCAAGAGCTCAGAGAAATCCGGGTCCGCGTAGCAGCGGCAGTTGACAGGCTCGCCTGGGTGGCCACCCTCCGGTGGGTCGTCCCATGAATACGTGTTTCCGCTGCGCTCCTCTTCGTGCTCCTCGCGCACTCGGTTATCGCCGACATCGCGCCAGATATATCGAGTGACGCCAAGGTTTTCTTGGCGCTGCTTATTGACCGCGCCGTAAAGCTTACCGACCTGATCGCGGGCAATGAGCGCGGCCCTGCTTTCGGTGACTAGCCCAGCGTGCGCGAGCCGCTTTGCGATCGTCTCCCAGCGCGACCCGGACACCGTGCCGTCCTCGACGATCTCCGCAATGTCCTCGGCCAGTCGCGATCCAAGCCCGGTGATCAGCTGCGCGTTGACCTTGGCAAACTGCTCAAGCTGCGCCGGCACTGCGCGGTCAAGGCCTGACAGTTTGCGCACGTCTACCCCGACAGCAGCGCGCGCTTGCTTAGCCAACTGCGCCCGCTGGAAGTCAGAGGTTGCCGCCGCGTACTTGGTGGCGATTGGGGTTATCGACTCGGCTCTGATAGCGCGCGCCAGTTTGTCGGCAGTGCGCTTGACCAGCCGGGCTACGTCCCGATCGTTGTCGGTTCGCACGTTGTCGGCTTCGGGCTTTGGCCAGTCGCGCGCGAGGTCGCGCACAAACTCCGCAAGCAGGTCGAGCATCACCTGCACATACGGACCCAGCGCAGCCCGGTACTCTGCCGCGATCCTGTCTGGTCTGGCTGCTCTAGGGAGTCGGCGGGGCGGCACTTGGGTCTGTTGCCTCTTGAGCCTTCGCGATCACGGTCGCGTTGCGCGCCTGGTACTCCGCGATCGTTACCTCGCCATCTGGACGTGGTGGCAATCCGCGCTGCGCCCTGGCTTCGTTAACCGTGACGATGGTCGCGAGGTCGGTCGGGGTGAGTTCGATGGTCGGCTTTTGCGTGGCCACCTGTACCTCCTGTGCTGGCTGCGTAGTCTGTTCGGTTGCAGTCGCAAGTGCTAGCGACTCACTTAGATCGGGAGCGCTATCGATCTCCGTCTCGGCGCTGTACTCCTCGCCACCAAACCGAGCGTTGCGCAGTTCCGATGACGTGACGAGGCCCATGTCGTAGTTGATCGCGTCTGTCTCAGCGACGATCTTGCGTGTCTCGGCCTGCTCTTTGGCTGTCGGTTGCCACAGCGCCGGAAACTTGAGAGCCCAGTTGTCTGGCTCCAAGCCTTTTGTGGGTCCGGCTTTGGCCGCAAAGATCAGTCGCAGCATTCGCTCGTAGGCAGGCCTGACACTGTCCGCTTGGTATGCCTTGACCGCGTCGTACCAGTTGCGTGCGTCGCCTTCCCCCGTCGCGTTGAGCCCACTTGCAGACTGACCAAACAACTTACTGATAGGCATCCGAGCCGCAGCCGCTAGCCGCGTCGATACCTGAGACAGCACGTCAGATACACCAGACAGGTTCGTGGTCTTGCGCTCGTACTCTTCCTCGGAGTCCAGCAAAATCGTCCTGGCAATGGAGCGTCCAAGCTCAATTGCCTGCGCTCGCGTCGCTACGGCTTCGGGGCTGTTCGCTGCTACGATGGCCGCGAGCCCCTTTACTTTCATGATGGCGACGGAAAATTCCATCATTGTGTAGCCGACACCGCCGAAGGATTGATTGAATATCCGCAGCACGTCCCAGACCAGCGACAGCACCGACTCACCCCAGCCATCGTTCGCCGTCGGGTTTCGATCGGTCACTCGTCGGCCAGGGAACACGATGAGCCGCGAGGCATGCACCCGCTGGCCCGTGCCAACCCCGGAAAAGGACTGCACTTCGTACAGCCAGGGCTTGCCGTAGTCGGGCAGGAGTGGGTTTTCTTGGTACGATACTGCGGTCAACTGGCGACGCTCGAAGACTGTCAGGTGGCGGATCGCGCGTAGGCTGCTGAGTTGGAGAGGTTCCGCTGGGTCTTGGCCATCTACTGCACCAACGTAGATTGCTGCGCCGCCATACGCGCGCTCGTACTCCAACCCCCTGCGAATCGCCTGCTTGACTTTGAGATCAGACAGCGCAGCCATTACCGTATCTACCGCCGCCGCCCGCTCGTCCGCGTCCTCAATCGAGGCAATCGTCAAGGTAGGGTCCTCGCGCAGTGACTCGCCAGGGAGGGCTGTCACGATTAGGTCCGCCATGTCGTCGCCCTTCCAGAGGTCCTCGCATTGCTGCTGAGTGAGGACCGTCGGGATAACTTCGGCATACGTGCTTTTGTCTCGGCTCGTCCCCAGCCCCGTCAAGACGTTTTGCCAGCCGTCGAGCCGGATAGACCGGGGCTGTACTGGCGCGGGTGTGGTCGGCTTCGCGATGCGCTTGCGGGGCATTGCCAAAAAGTCAAGCATGGCTTGTGACAGTTTGTCAAGTCGTCACGAAATATGAAGGACTCGACAGAACTTGTAACCGACCAGGGTTTCTCCCTCGAACAAGGACGCCAGCACAAACAAGCGCGCTGGCCGCTTCCTGGTCTGTATCAGGCGCAGCACTGTGTTGATTGCCACCTTAAACCAGGGGCGATGTAGCTTGGTTGTCGTCACAGGCTGGCCCCCATCAGCGCAAGCGAGTTTGCGATCTTCGCCCCATCCTTACTCACCCCGTCCCAATAACAAACCCCGTACCGCAGCGTGTCGCAGGCGTGGTCATTGGCTTTGATTGGGTAGCCGTCCTTTTTGTCGTCGAAGCGGTAGCCTAAGAGCTCGTCTACCAGTTCTGTCGGATGCCCTGACTTGCGCAGGATGGTGTCCGGAGGATGCGCCAAGCTCCCTCGGTGTATCCAAAGCCGCCGACCCTTGCGGCTTGCAAACCTTGCTGTGACCGCCTCGACTCCCTCGCGTATCGCCTTGTGTGCGGCAATGGTCGAGCAGCCCCAACCTTTTTCGAGCTGCGCTCTGCCCTCTGCGTCATGGTCGCAAACCACCGCCTCGTATCGCACCCAAGGGCTATCCTTGATTTGCTCGATGGCTTTGCACTGAGCAGCGATGTCGCTCACCAGCTGCTGCGAGCGGTACAACTGGCGATAGACGTGGATGTCTCCCGAGTCTGGGTCGAGCGCTTGCCACTGCACCGAGGTCGTGAGCCAGCCGAAATCTACGACCTTGATCCTCCGCCAGTGGTCAGGGATGACAAACGCGTCGCACAGGTGCTCTCCCGGTTCGTACGGCCAGACCATGCCCTCCGCACTGACCCACTTGCCAAGCAGCAGCCGGTCCCGCTGTACCCCGGTCAGTGCCTCTAGGTTGCTGAGGTAGTCGCGGTCCGCGTACGGGTTATCGTACGGGCTGATCCAGTACGCTTTGATAGCCTCGCTTTGTGCCTCGATTAACTTCCGGTTGATCCAGTGGTTCTCGTGGTCCGGGTTACAGGACAGGAGCGCTTGACGCCAGCCCGCTGCCTTGCCCCGAAGCCGCGTCATCAACACCTGGTAGTCGTCGAAGCTGAGAGCGTTTGCTTCCTCAATCCAGAGGAAGTCAACACCGTCGCCCTTGCCTATCGACTTCAAGGCCTCGCGTTGTTTCTCGTCGCTCACGCCGGCATAGCAGAGCATCGAGCCGTTAGGATACTCGAAGCGGTGGTTTGCTTTGGCGTGAGTCGCAGCCGGGCCGATGATCGTCTCGTCGAGCAGCGGGATCACAGAGTTGCGCAGCGACGAAAAGAACTTGCGCACCACCAAGCCGACAGCGTGCGGATAGCGCATCATCAGCGCGTGCAACTTCTCTGCGCAAAACAGCGACTTGCCCGAGCCCGCCCCTCCGTGGAACAGTGTCGTACGGGTGCGGTCTGCCCATGGCTCGACTTGCCACGGGATGGGCCGGAATGTCTGTGCGTAGGGCACGGGCTGCTAGTCCTTGACTACTTGGCTCGATTCCAAAGACTTGAAAACCGATTCAAACACTTTGCCCAAGTCGTGACCATTCGGTGGCGGCGCCTTTTCCAGCAGCATGTACGGAGGAACTACACGATCACCTGTCACATCGATCCACGGCCTCTCGTCGAGCCATGCTGTCGTCTGTTGCGTGCGAGCGCTGACGTACATGCGCTCGCTGAATCGTCGAAGTTTCCGCCGCTGTCTGCTGTTCATTTTGCTGCCTCTTTCCCCGGTGGTTCCGGCGGCAATTCCGGCAAGGCTACCCACCCCAACACAGTCTCAAATAAGCATTCTACCCCACACCAATCGCCATCCTCCGCTAGTTCGCCCGTGTCGTACCAATAACGGTCGGTTGCCGACGGTCCCTGGTCCACGACAAAAGCAATCTTTTGACCTGGCTTTGGCAGTGCTGTTTCCGGCGATATCCACTGGCTCATTGCTTCGCTTCCTTCGCTTCCTTCGGTGGGTCCGGCCATGAGTCCGGCGAGGCCTCGACCGTGTACAGTTTGAGCGCTCCCCGCGGTCCCTTGGGTGGTGCTATCTGATGTCGAGCTCTGACTACCGCCGCGATCGTCTTGGCTATCTCGGTTTGCGTCTTGGTGTCGTCGCTCCGTCCGGCAACGCGAAACGCTTTGTACAGGTCTCGGGTGACGTTCTTACAAATCGCCGCGTCCGACTCGGGCGTGATCATCACTCCCGAAGCTGGGTCAATGTCCGCCGGCATCGCTAGCCGGTTCAGCCTCATCTCTTGCGTGTCGTTCCTGCGCCGCGTCGGCTCATCCACCTGGTCGGGCTGGCTTTGGATCGCTCGCTCTCGCGCCTGCCACCTCAACCGGTAGATGGTTTGAATTGTTACACCGTACTCCTGCCCAAGCGTTATCACCGTCTCGCCGTTTTCCAGTCGGCGGATGATGTCGATTCGCTGCTGCTTGGTGAGCTTAGCTGGCGGTGCCATTAAATCAACTTAACACGTTAACTGTTAGCCGTCGTGTGATTTGTTACCGCTTGACACTTTGGCAAAACTCTAGTAGCCCTAAGGGCAGCACTTTGCCACCCCCGCCCTCTGTAAGCGCCGCTACGCTGGCTTACAGTCTCTAGGTCTTACCCGTCGGCTACGCCTCGGGCGCTAATACCAGCCGCTAGAACGGAATATCGTCCTCAGCGAGAGGCGGCACATCATCGCGCTCGGCCTGTGGCTCCCGATCCCGTGCATCCACCGTGACCTTGCTGGCGACAATCTCGGTGATCCACTTCTTGTTGGCGCCTTCGCCATAGCCCCGCGTCCGAATCGGTCCCTCGACCTGGACCACGTCGCCCTTGCGGATGCCCTGCGCCTGTTCGCCGACCTGTCCCCAGCATGCTACGTTGTGCCAGTCCACGCGCTCGACCATGCGCCCGTCTTTGCCCTTGTAGCTGCCGTCTGTTCCGATTCGCAGCGTAACCAGGGTGCTATTGGTCAGGTGCTTGACCGATGCGTCCGCCGTAGCTCGTCCTCGAATGATCGCCTTGTTGATGTCTTCACTCATCCTCGCTCCTTCGCTTCGTCACCCGCTCAACCGAGCACGGCGTAAGGTGCTTACCCTCGACGGTCACAGTCTCAGCGCCAAACCGTACTTGGTAGCGCTCTAGCCCCCAATACCCCACGATCGCACCCTTCGCCCCTATGGGCACCTTGCCTCGCGCCACCTTGAGCTTGACTTTGCCAGCCAGCGCGAACCGTGGTCCAAGCAACTCCCCGCGCGTCACACCGAACGGGTTACGAAAGGTCACACCGGCCCAGCGTTTGCCGTTGAGCAGCACTGTGATTACCCAGCGGTCCGCCAGCTTTTCGCATGACACCACCTGTGTGCCGCGCTTGATCAGCTGGTCAGCGCGCAGGTCGAGCTTTGCAGCTGGGCCGGCTGCCACTGATACCGCCCACAGATCCTCTGTCGTTCGTTGTGGCTCCATCTTTACCTCGCCCCCCATCCATTCCTACTTGTTCCAGTCGCCCGCCGGCACGTCGTCGGCGCGGTACTTCTGCAAGCCCAGGTTGCCAGCATCATTACTCGTCGCATCGTTTCTCCTTCTGCGCCTCGGTGGGCGCGTCCTCGTCGTGTTCAAACCGCGCTGCACAAGTCACGCAGCGCAGCACGTTCCCGCGTTTCCCTTCGACGTAGCCCTCCCAGCACGTCGGACAGGGGTCTTGATCTTTCACTTCCCCGCCTCCAGGCGTTGCTCTAAGATCTCAAGCACCCAATCCACTCCGATGCCGTGCGCCTCCATCGTGGATAGCAGCACAAAAAGAACGTCGGCTGCCTCTTGCTCGCAGTCCCCCTTGCCGCGCAGTGCTTCAGTAAATTCCGACGCCTCAAGGTGCAGATAGCACCCTGCTTCGCGCCAATCTCGCGACCATCCTTTTTGCTGGCAGTGTGCATAGGCTTTCCGCGCTAACCTAGCGAGTCGGCTATCGCTCACTTCCCCTCCTTCTTCTGTTTCGGCTGCGCTGCTTTGATCAGTGCGTTGCCGAGTCGTTCCGCTTCCATGGGGGTCAAAAAGACCAGCGCTCCCCTGGTGTCTGTTTCGACCTGTAACTCGATATAGTGCCCATCTTTGTCCTTGCCCTTGCGGACGGCCAAATCGTCGTTCTGCTTGGTTGTTCGCTTGCCGATGTGAATCATCTCGTCATCACTTCCCAGCGCTCTGAGCATCCCGAAGCGCACGAATACGCACGACCAGTTTCAAACCCTCTGTAAACTGGCTCTCCAGCGCCTGTAATGACGGTTGCTGCTCGCCATCCGACAGAACCTTGACCAGGAACTCCGACAGGTACCGAAGCTCTTTCTCTGCGCTGGCTAGTCGCTGCTCAATGGTTGGAAGTTTGCCAACTTTTGTCGGGTCCATCCCGTCACCTCTCCATCCCTTGTGCCCGACTCCTTACGCGGTGTCAACATCTTTTCGCTATGTTTTTTATCTTGACTGTATTCCGTGCCGCCATTATACCGATGGCATGTCGAAACTTAGCAAGCGGAAGTTTTCCGCGACCGTCCTAGAGCGTACCTTTGTTGACCTAAACGACCTCGCCGCCCGCTGCGACCTGTCCCAAGGGCAGGTTATCGACGCGCTCATGCACTACGGGCGCGATCGTGTCCTAAAGGTCCATGAGAAGGTGCAGAAGGAGCCCACCCGATGATCCAGATTGGAAGCCTCAAACCAGGCGATGTGCTGTACGACACCCACAGCGAGCGAGCCGGCAACACGACCATGCGCCGAGAAGGTGTTTGGGAGTGCTTTGTCCGCGCTGTTGATTCGGAAGGGAAGTGGGTCGAAATCAGTTTGAATGGTAACCCGGCGCGGCGGTTTGCTGCGGTGCCTCAGGAATACAAGCGAGCTCCCAAAGAGTGGGTCCGCTCAGAGTTGTTTGGCGCGCGAAGGTGCTACTTTTGCAGCAATTCGGAACCTGACGG